CATCTTTGGAATAGACCCACCAAAAAATGCAGAGTTGCTTGTCTTACAATCTTCAAATGCTTTTTGAAGTTTAGCAACACCTTCTTTGTCTGACTTTGGAATCAAGATAGACACAGAATACTTTGGTGCACCACCGTCCATACCAGCTTTTGGAACAAACACATTGGTGTATGAGAAACGTACTTTACCAGTTACAACTTTTACTTTGTTTGACTGCATTTTAAAACTCCTTTTAACATTAGAACTGAACTTCAGTTGGGGTCAGTTCGTCTACCCATAAATCTATTATACACACTTTTATGAATCGTGCAATATGCCATGAATTTCTAATGCTCTGTGTACTGCCAATGCGTTAATAAAATCGTTTCGGTATTCGTATTCTTCAAGGGCTTCAGGATCTTCCGCTATGTAATCCAATACTTCATAGACGCTGTTGCGTAAATGTAATACTGAATTTCTTTGCCCGCTTCCTGGTAAACCTTCAAAATCTTTAATGTACGATGTAATTAAATGTTCTGGAACTTCTAATGTTTTTCCTAAATATTCTACGTACATAGGTGCCTTTCTTATGTTTGTAATGTCACCATAACCAATCCCACATTACCTAGGGCGTACCCAAGGAATGAAATTCCCATGCCTACTTGGCCTTTCATAATAAATTGAATTGCAACAAATAAATATATAATTCCGATAAATCCAATCAACCATGCATTCATTGGAAATCCTCTTTGGCTGTTTCCTTCATACGAACAAGTTTTGGTTGACCATCTGGGCGAATAATTAAATCACCTAACCAAGCCGCTACTTTACCTTTAGGACCAATCTTTTCTAAAGTGGGTAATGATTTAAGTTTTGGTTGTTCCCATAACTCTGATTCTGGTAATCCATGTTCAATTAATACCGTTGCAGCAAGTTGACTATCAGCGATTTTACGATGTGTCATCGTAGTTGATAACTTATATCCTTTTGGTATTTTGTTTTCTTCTATGGCTTTGGTAAGGGCGTATTCTTCGACGTCGTTTGCCCAACTTTTGAGGTCTTGGGCTTTGTTGAGGACGTTGCTGATTTCTTCGTCACTGAGGAGCGGGGGGTCTTTGAAGTCTTGTTTGGCGAGCTCAATGTTGAAGTCTGAGCGGGCACGGCACTGGGCTTTGGCTTTACAGAACTGGCACCAGTCACCTGGGAGAAACTCACCCGATCCTGCCCACGCCTTCTTGGCTTTGGGTTTGACGAAATAGTTTGACCAATCGAGGAGTTTTTCAATGGTTGTGCCATCGGTGCTGATGGAGTCGAGGCGGGGTTGGTGGATGGTGTAACTGACTTCTTTAATGTTTGGGTATTCTTCTTTAAATTTGGCATAGGCTCCAAGGGCGTAGAGTCGTAGTTGTGGGTTGTCTTGCGCCACAACTGGGATGCCTCGTCCAAACTTGAGGTCGATGACACGAATGGAGCGCTCAGAAAGTATAACCACATCGGCTGTACCAAAGCCGTCAGGAACCCAATCAGAGAAATCCACACGTTGTTCAAATAACGGCGTATCGCCTTCGCCAATTTGGGAACGAACATAAAGAACGTAATTATCGACGTAATCCTCGAAACTAATCCTCTCCTCTGGCGTATAATTGTTGTATATGTCGTGCGCTTTGACGTCTTCATATTCCTTGTCATATTCCTCTTGTCCTATTTGATTATAATGCAGTTTTAAGCGTATTTCGCTAAGTGTATGAGCCAATGTACCTTCCGCAGAGAAATCAATCCCCTTGGTGCTTCTTTTTGGCTCTGGGAGAGTTGCTTCTAGGCGGGCACTTGGGGAGCATGAAAGCCACCGTTTAGAACTTGAGGCGGATAATAAAGCATGAGCGGTCATGGGATTCTTTCAATTCGGTTTAGATGTATATATACTAATGCAAAAAAAGGGGCTAGTCAAGCCCCTTTTACCGAATAAAAAAAATATTTATTTAAGGGCGGAAAGTAAATCTGCTATCTCTTTGTTAAAATCGACCTTTGTTTCCACTTTGGCGTCCAGTTTAATATCTCTGGTTTCTCTGTAGTCTTGTTGGAATTGACCACGAAGAGCAATTTCAGCTATACGGCTATTGAATCCTCTGTTATTCACATTATCCAAAATCATCTTTTCCCAATAGGCTTGGCTATGGGTTACCGCTGTATCTAATGCATCGGCAAACTCGGGGTGATTCTTTTTCCAAGTTTCTGCTACGGTTCTGTTAATTCCAATATCAGCAAACATCATTTTTTGAGACGCACCTTCCTTGCCGAGTTCAATCATACGATTGCACATTTCGGGTTTAAATACATATTTAACTGTTGTTTTTTTGGTAGCCATTAGCAGTTCCAATTTTTTAGTGACGCCTTTGCTCTTTCAGCAGGGCCTTTTGATTTTTTAACTACACCTTCCATACGAGCACAAAATGAAGCTTTACGCCCCTTATCCGACTCTGTTTTTGGATGTGGTGCTGGTGCTTTTAAATTGCTACCGTTTTTGGCATTATACTCAGCACGACCCTTGGCAGTCATACCAGCACCTTGTTCGGTTTTGTTGTATGTTTTGCCGGCACCAGTGGTTCTTTTAGGAATTGGTTTGTCGTGTTTAGTAGCCATTATTTTCTCTTTGGTGGTTTAGCAGTTTTAGCAGACTCAATAAAGTCTTGTTTTGACGGAGCACCCTTAGTGCCTACTTTACGCATCTTTTCACCAGATCCGTTTGCTATTCGTTCTCTCTTTGCTGCGATGTTTGCGTATAATCCTGGCTTTGCCATAATTTCTCCTGGAATTGGGTGGGTTTCAAAGCGTCTCCCGACGAGTTCTACTCCCTATATTTACTAATGCAAAAAATCAAAGAAAACCGCCCTTAATCGGGCATAATAATGGTTTTCTTTTTAGGTGAGGGCGGCACTTTACTAGCCAACATTTCTTTTAAAATGTCTTTGGTCATTTGTTGAGCTTGAAGTCTTGCATTCATTTCTCGCTCTTCACTAATCTCAGCAGTCTTTTTTTCAACCGCTTTAATAATGTCGTTACTAATTCCCTTGCTCTTCAGCAGTTGTTTCAGATTCATCTTTGTTTATTTCCTTTACTTGAGGTTCAATCTGTAAATGAATGTCAGTAATAAAATTAGCCCACTGCATTACAGGTGTTGTAAACGGTTGATTCATATTATTAATTAATGTATTAATGTCTTTTAATGTGTATTTTAGGGTTACAACAAAGTTTTCTAATGGATCACTCATCTTTCTTTTTACCTTTCTTTGGTTTAATTTCCACTTCATTTTCTACGTCTGGTCTTAACTTTTTAAAAAACTCTTCGTCCCATTTACTAAAATGGCCAGCTTTAATCATTACCTCGAACCCGTCCCATAAGCGCTCGCATTGTAGTTCGTGAACGCGCATAATGCCGTCAAGATAGTTTGCCACCTCATCTTCGTCCATTAACTTTGGCCTGTCTATGTATTGACGAATAAATTCTTTCATCAACTCAGCGGTGTTCCACATCTTAATGATGTCTTGCTCTAAATCAAATCGATCATACTGACTAAATAGTTTCATTTCTTTTTCCTTTTTTCTTTTGCTTCTTTAACTTTTCCAGCGAAATCATAGAAAAACCATGTACCTAAAACTTCAATGGCCCCAACTACATTTTGATAAATCTCTTTATCATCGTTGTGTAGTTTTTCAGGACTTTTTAAATCCTTAGATAGGTTAAGGTAAGTATTCATTAGAACATCCCTTACTATCTCATCGGCAACGTCATCATCAATTTCTATTATCATTTTCCACACTCCCCAAATTTACTGCGTTTATTAATTTCTCGGTTAACATACCAACTTGCTTTTTGTAAATCTTCTACTGCATTGTTTTTTAAATCTGCTCGCCAAATATACTTAATAGCGTTACCAAGATTAAACCCCATATGCTCAGTAATTTGGATACACTCAACACCACTTGGGTGCTCTATATAGTGTTTTGGACGATTGACTGTATCGTTTTTCATTTAAACCTATCCTTTCTCATTTCGTCAACCACAATAGCTGTTTCTTCCATTGTTTCGCACAAAAATATCTTTCTGACAGATTCGAATTGTGTTGTATCTATCTCATCTACATCCACTAAAATCTGTAACTGCCAAGGTGCAGCTTTTCCATGTTCAACAACAAATATCATAATTTAAGTTCCTTTTTAATAAACTCTATGCCGACATCAAAATGATAACGCCAATATTTTTCACTGACATGTATATCATTATACGACAAACCTTGTAAAAATGCATCTAATATTTGCTTAGATTTTTTTGGCATTCGAGTGTTAATTAATCGTTTAATATCCGCTATATCTTCGGCGTCCCATAAAAGAAATCCAGGATTTTCAATGATACTAGAAGAAATACCTTCTATTTCATCTTGTTCAATTGGATCTGGATCTTCGTCTGATAATCTTGGTGCTACTGCTTGTATTTTTGATGTCATAGTTTTAGTGATTCCAATAACGCGTCTTGTAAATTAATCTTACCTTCTAATACTTCTACTACTTTTTGGTCAATGCTGTTGTTTACAATCAAATGGTGTATGACAACAGGTTTTTTTTGCCCTTGGCGGTATACCCGTGCATTCGCTTGGATGTAGTTCTCTGAGCTCCAAGGTAAATCGAACCACGCCGTCTGTGCAATTTCTCCACTGTTGCACTGTAGATTAATCCCGATTCCGCCGCTTTGGGGATGGGCGAGGAGCATACGAATCTCACCACGACGCCACGCCTCAATGTTGTCGTCGTCCAGCACCACAGCCTGCGGGAAAGCAAGGCGTAGTCGTTGGAGCGAGTGCTTGAAGTGATAGAATACAAGCGTCGGGAAAGAACATTCTTCCATGATCGACTCAAGACGTTCCAATTTAGCACTGTGTATTTCTTGCGTCGTTCCATCTTCTCGATATACCGCGCCACTGGTGAATTGGAGTAACTTGCCCGCCAATGCCGCTGCTGTTGGAGCCGTGATGTTCCCCGTATCTGTACTAAGGACCATGTCTTTTCTAAGTTCGTCATACTGTTTCCTTACGTTAGTGTCAATTTCAATTTGATGGTAAATGTTACTTAATGTCGGTAATTGTAAATAATCACCTGCTTTTAGTGACAAACAAATATCATTAATTTTATGTTTAATTTGTAGCGCTGCACCATATTTTAAATCCCAATTATAAACCACGCCAGTATGCCTAGTTCTTTTTCCTGGCTCCATATACAGTGCCCTAA